ATCAGTTGTTTATAAATCTCTATTATTATTAATATTATTGTTTTTTTACTCTTCTTTCTTCCCTTTTGGCGGAGTAAACTAAAGAAATATAAATAAATAAATAAATAAAAAACCTAAGAGAAGTAAGAAGGGGGTTTTTTCCGCCAAGTCGCCACACCGAACCGTTTCGAATATTTTTCGTAAATTTGAATAAATCGAAAAAGAGTAATTCGAAATATGGCACGACCTAAAAAAACACTTCAAGAAGCAAAAGAAAGTTTACCGATAAATTGGTATGAACAAATTTTGAACGAATATTCCGAAGGTGCATCCGATGTAGAAATTCGAGCGATGTTAATTGGTTGGCTTGATACATTTTCGCTTGACCTTTGGAAAAGATGGATTGAAGAAGAAGAAGAGTTTTCGCTAACCATAAAAAAAGGTAAACAACTTTCCGAAGCTTGGTGGGTTAAATCGGGTCGTAAAAATTTAGAAAATAAAGATTTCAGCGCAACGCTTTTTTACATGAATATGAAAAACCGTTTCGGTTGGGCTGATAAAGTTCAAAACGACAACAAAAACGAATCAACGTTGAACGTTACGATTTCGAAAGATTTGGACGAATTACTTGATTAATGAAATTCACAAAAGTTTTTGTTAAGATTGCGAAAGGATTCAAAGAATCCCGTTTCGTAGTTCAACAAGGCGGATCAAGTTCTTCGAAGAGTTATTCAGCCGTCCAATTAATAATTATTAAAGCTTTAAGAAGCAACGAAACAAAACTATTTTCAATAGTTGCCGAAACCGTTCCACATCTAAAACGTGGAGTCCTACGTGATTTTTTAAAAATAATGATGGAGGCGGGTTTGACCGGATAACATGGGACGCGTTCACGCAATTAGAGATTCGAACACGTGAAAAAGTTATAATTGATTTCAACCCTGTTTCGCGTTTTTGGGCGCATACTAAGTTAATGCAACCAGGCCAAAAGTATTCGTTCATCAAATCAACGTACAAAGACAACGTGGACCATCTAACGGGCAAACCGTTATTGGAACAATCAATAATCGATGCGATTGAATCCCGTAAACCCGTATACGATGCGGAAGGTAATTTGTTGAGCGGTGACGAACAGTTTTGGAAAGTTTACGGATTGGGTGAAGTTGGATCCTTGGAAGGTGTTATCTTTTCGAATTGGGACACGGTCGACACGATGCCAACCGATGGAAAGTGGACGGCCTACGGACTTGACTTTGGATTCACTAACGACCCGACGGCAATCGTTAAGGTTGTTTATCAGGGCGGCGAATTATGGGTTGAGGAACTTGTATTTGAACAAGGGTTAACTAATCCGGATATTGTTACGCGATTAAAATCGTTCGGTGTTGGTTCGTTGGATGACATAATCGCGGATAGTGCGGAACCAAAGTCAATCGCCGAGATTCGGCGCGGTGGTTTCCGAGCGTGCCGAGGTGTTAAAAAAGGTCCTGATTCAATCACGAACGGAATTGATATTTTGAAGCGGTATAAAATAAATATTCACAAAAAAAGCGTTAATTTAATTGATGAGTTTTCGAACTATCAATGGATGAAAACAAAAGACGGCGATTATTTGAACAAGCCTATTGATAACTACAACCACGGAATTGATGCGGTTCGTTATGTTTGTTTTGACAAAATCGGAATGGATCGCCAAAATAGAAAAGGAATCAAAAGACGGAATTAATATGTTGATAAACACAAAAATGTTGATTGTTGATTATACCGACAACGGGAAAACCGAATATTGGGAAAACTTTTGTTTTGATTTGAAGCAATACGTGGCCCATGCTATGGAGGGCGATTTTTCCGAAATATATTTATCAGGCTTGCCTCATTCGATAGTTATTCAATTAAGTTTTGAGGAATTGACGGCCGAATTGGAAATATTTAATACCTTTGAAACCGTAAGCCTAAACTAAAAATTTGTTTATGGTTTCGGGGTTGTAACGTTCTAGTCGTTCGCCCCGTTTTTTGTATATTAAAAAAATTGTATATTTACAAACAAACACCGATTCGGTTTTAAGGGTAGAAACGAAAAGGGATATTTTATAAACTTTAAAAAAGAATTATTATGTCTTTATCATGTCAATGCCCGAATCAAACTTCAATCGGGGACATTCCGTCGCAAACTTGCCCGGAAAACTTTAACCAAATTCAAAAATTCGCAATCCAAAGATCGGGATTCACTTTCGACGGTACGGCCGGAAAGGATATCACTTTGCTTGCTGATTGGCAAACTTTATTGGCTGCGGCTGACGACACACACGCGGTTGTAACTCCATTCGTTTACGAAGCTGCAATTACAGCGGGTGAAGCAATCACAAACGGTGGTGGTGACAACTCAACATTAAACGGTGAATCGGAATTGACGGGAGTTAATCCAAGTTCATTTGCTGGAATGTTCAAATCTTTATCGAAAGATGTTATTCAGGCTTTATTCGATTTAAGATGCGAAAGCGGTTTAGTTGTTTATTTTTTCAATGAAAATGGCGACATTATCGCACAAGAAAAAACAACGGGAGAATTTACAGGGTTTCCAATTTCAAGTTTCTTTGTAGGAGATACAAACAACGAAGGATTCGCAACGAATGACACGCACGCGACTTCATTCAATTTAAAAAAGGATTGGTCAAAATATCAAGCGATTTCAACACCAGCTGATTTTGACCCATTAACAGACCTATAATGGCGAAGTTAATCGATCTAATAGAAAAAAACGGGCGTGTTCAATCAATAACGGTTGAACACGCAATCCGTTTGTTATCGTTAAAAAATAGTGTTTGGAGTATTCCGAGCGAATCCGAATTTGAATTTGTTGATAATGCAATTAGAAAAAAGCCAAGTCCAAAGCCTGTTGGAGAAACGACCAAAAAGGCCGTTACTAGAAAGCGCAGAAAGACATCAAAATAAATTAAGGCTTCACGGCGAAACCGAAATCGAGAACATTCGAACAAATCCGGCTTATGTCGAATTATTAGATTGGGTTTCAAGTTTTTTAACGCGTGATAAATACAATCGTTTTGTTCAGTTGTTAAGGTTGCCGGTTGTATCTTTAGAGATAACTCAAGACATTTACCAGGAATACAACAGAATTTTTGACGGACAAAATCCATTCTTTAACTATGAGTTTTCAAACCCTGACTTTGCGACGGATTTTAAATCATATTTAAACAATGAATTGAACGACCGAAACTTTTTCAAAACAATTGGTTTCGAACAATTAAAATATTCAATAAATTCTATTTTAGTTGTCGATATGCCTTCGGACGGCGAGGGAAATCCATATTATTATTTTTTAGATGTTTGCAACGTTATCGATGTAAAGTCGGACAAGAACGGAACGATAAGCCATTTAGTTTTTCAGATCAACGAAAAAACGGTTGCTGTTTATGATTCGGAATCGTACCGAGTTTATAACGTTGACGGTGAAAAGATAATCGGCGAAGCAATTGTTGACAATCAACACGGGTTAGGTTATTGCCCCGCCTCATATTTTTGGGATAAGAACTTAAAAGGAACCAACACGATTGAAAAAAAATCTCCAATTACGGACGTTTTAGGGCGATTGGACAAATACTTGGTCGAAGATACTTTCAAGGAATATGCGGATTTATACGGGACGTTCCCGATAATAACAACCTACGAAGAACTTTGTGATTTTGAGGGTTGCGAAAACGGTTTTATTTCGGAGGATTACACGGTCAACGTTAACGGAATTGACGAGATTCAAACAAGGCAAGTAAAATGCAAAGCGTGCGAGAATAAAGAGGAAATCGGGCCGGGAACTATTTTTGAAATTCCAGCACCGCAAACAAGCGACGACCCGAATTTGTCGAATCCTGTTTCGGTTATAACTCCCGACACAAAGTCGCTTGAATACATCAAAGCGAAATTAACGGAGTACGCCGAAAAGATTAGAGAAGTAACAATCGGAACGCGTGGAAAGGTTTTAAGTGAATCAGCGGTAAACGAAACGCAAATATTTGGATCGTTCGAATCAAGACAAAACATTTTATTAAATATTGCGTCGAGTTTCGAGAAGGTCCACAAGTTCGCAAACGATACGGTTGCGCGTTTAATGTATGGCGATGCGTTTATTTCATCGGTTGTTTATTATGGTGACCAATTCTTTTTGAAATCGGTTGAACAATTAATGTTCGAATACGAGCAAGCGAAAAAGAATGGAGAACCGGACGAGGAAATCGACCAAATTTATAGACAAATATTAGTTACAAAATACAAAGGCAACGACGACCGAATCGAACGCGCGTGGATTCTTTACAATTTGAACCCGGAGCCACACAAAACGGTTGAGCAAGCGACGCAATTGGTTACACTTGGAGCGATGGATCAAAACGATTTTGTTATTAAGGCGCGTTTTAATAACTTTATAGCACGATTTGAAAGGGAACAAACAAACGTTTTGGATTTCGGTCGTGAATTGGACTTCGATGTTAAAATCGATAGAATTAACGAAATATTAAAAACTTACATAAACAATTCAGAAAATGAGTAAAATCAAACCAAACAAATTGGCCGAATGCCAAAAGCAAGCCGGAGGATTCAACACTGACATTCCGACGGAAATTAACGAAATCGACGCAAGATTTTATCACTTATTTTATGTTGAGCAAGTTCACAGGCCAACATTAAAAAGATATGATACAAGGGCGACAATTATTAAATTGAATCAAACTGATTATATTACAAAGATTCAAGGGAAATCAACAAAGGGGTCGAAATCAAACACAATGGCGTTGTTAGGTTACACGGACGTTTTTGTTTTACATGATCCAACAATAAAAGCACCGGCAAAGAAAAAAGCACCGGCGAAAAAACCAGTTGAACCGAAAGAAGATTAAACCATAAACAAGCAATAACATAAAAAAGAGAAATTTATGTCAGATTTAACCATTGAACAAATTAACGAAGCTTTTCAAAGCAACGAGGAATTAAAAGGACAGTTTATTCAGAATTTTAGAGATTCGGAGGACGGTCAAACATTATTGAACAACCACGCCGAAAACCATTGGAACGCGAAGATTGGAAGCGAAATTGGAGCCTTACACGGTAAATACGACAACGACTTTAAAGAGGTTTTAGGAGTTGACAAACCGGACGGTGTGAAATCCTATACGTTTTGGAAAGAACAAGTTCAGAAACTAAAGGAGGGATCAAACCCGGAATTGTTAAGCGAAAAGGACGCACAAATTGCGGAACTTCAAAAAGCTGTTGAGCAATCAGCCGGTTCGGAACATTTCAAATCGTTGTACGAGAAATTGCAATCGGATTCGGAAACAAGAATCGCGGAATTAACCGGACAAATCGGAGAATTTGAAAACAAGTTTAGGACAAACAAAATCGAATCGTTGATTAATAAATCAATGAGCGGTTTCGAATTCAACACGGAATTACCGGAAGATGTTCGAACGACTTTTATTAACGGAGTTGTTTCAAGTCTTGTTAACGGTGCAAACGTAATGGAGGACGGAACGGTTACGTTTTACGAAAACAAAGAACCAATTTTGGACCAAAAGACATTGGCAAAAATGGACGCTGGGCAAATTTTAAAAGCAAAATTGGCTTCGGTCTTG